CTTGTTCCATGCATAAGTGTGCCTATTTGTACTCCATAATCAACTTTGCTTATTTTAAAGTTTGCCCAAAAATAATGCCTACCACTTTCTTGAGCATGAATTAATGGTTTATAATATGGTATTACATTTTCAACAACCCATTTACCCTTAAACCAAGTTTGTAATAATATTATTTCTTGATATAGTTTCATGTCAGGATATCTTACATCCCATCTACCACCATTTGAAAAGTTAACTCTGCTATGCGTTTGACATGGAGGAGAAGCCCATATAAAATCAAACTCTTGATAATGCTTTAATAAATATTCATGCGCATCACCAACAATAACAGTATCATCCGGAAAAAACTTTTTATAAACTTCTGCAATACCTTTGTTAAACTCAACTGCCGTAACATGGCAATCAGTCCATAGTTTGCGATTCCCTCCTATTCCTGCATATAAATTTAATATCTTCATATCCTTTTATCTTGCGTTAACCAATTCTTTTTCATTTCATTTACAAACTCCTCAATCCATGCCCTTTGCTCCGGGTACTTTTTCCAGAACCACCGCTCCCGGTCTAATCGGTGTTTCCGCAACCAATCAGGCTCACGGTATGGTGGAGGTTTGGACTTGTAAGTTTGTAGCTTACCAAGTTCCTGAGCGGAACCGCGACCATCTGTTTTGATTCTGACTTTAGCCATTAGAATAGTTTAGTTTGTGACTGATGCTGCCTTAACCGTTTCATAGCTGCATCGAAATAGTCTTTGTCAAGCTCACAAGCCGTTAAATCAAATCCGTAATCATGGCAGGCTATTGCTATACTTCCAGAACCTAAATGAGTGTCGAGGATTTTATCGCCTTGCTTTGCGTACTTGTCGAGTAACCATTTGTAAAGGGCAACTGGTTTTTGGGTGGGATGAATACGTTTTTCATTTTGCCCTTTATTACCTTTCATCCCTCCGTTAAAATTAGACCCCTGCATAAATCCATGCCACATAAACTTTACCTGTCTTACTGCAGTTTTAAAACTTGTCCATGCAAGTTCACAATCAGCAAAATCATTATCTCCGTTAACTTTGTCCCATACTATCCAACACGGACTATCAAATGGCAATTTTGATATAAAATGATTTGCTCCAAAAATAATCTGGTTTTTTGATACCCTTATAAGTTCATTAAAATACTCAACAGGTGGAGAATCATTATCCCAAGATTTATTTCCATAGTCCTTGCTTTTAGCAAGTTTTGATCGACCTTTATTATTTCGGCTACTCTCTCCAATACCATACGGCGGATCAACCAAAGCAAGGTCAAAATACTTATCAGGATAGCGAGCCATTAAAGCCATGTTATCTTCGTTTGTGATTTCTATTTTACCCATAATAGTTGCTTATCGCTTCAATTATATCCTCAATCCTATACTTTCTCAATGAGCGTTTTAGGATTATGGAGAGGATGATTTTTTGTCTGAGGTGTGGATTCATACTCCAGATTCTAATACTAAAATTATCGGATCATCAACTTTGCGGTAAAACCAGTATTTAGTCATCCATTCAGCTACGGTTGGCAAAGGTAAATTTAGCAATCTTGCGGATTCTACAGGACTTAAATTATTGCCTAATGTAAATTCCAAAGCTAACCCAATTACTTTTTTAGGATGTCTGTTCCCGTAGCGTTTACCCCTGCCGTTTATGTTTAGTGGCAATACTTCCATTTAGTCAAGTTTTAACCCGGTAATTAGCCGGGTGTGGTTAATTAAAATGGCATCTCATCGCTTGATTCAGGTTTTGAATCTTTGGCAGTAACTTTCACCCCATCAGGAAGTTTGGCGTTACCGAAATAGACCTTATCATCAGTTGCATCCTTTTTACTGTTCAATTGGAATGACAGTATATTCCCGTACTGATCTGGCTCATCGTTCATCCAGACCGCGATATTTGCGTACAGTTTACCATTCTTTTCGGACTTATTGAAAGCGGAATGATTCTTTTTGAATGCTTCGCTTAAATCGGTCATACATATTGACCCGTGCATAGGCTTATTTGCCATAATTAAATTGAGTTTAAAATTAGGTTTAATTGTTCAGTTGCTTGTTGTATTTTCTTTCCGGCTTGTTCAATGTCTGCCATTACCTGAGCGCGTTCAATACGAATCCGTTTGAATTGGTACTTGCCGGGGTATTCAGGATGATAGGAAACGAAATCGAACCATTCTCTGCCAGTAATTATCAAATATCCGATAATCTGCCAGTAACATTCTTTGTAATCCGCTTTTAAGTCCTTTGTAATGGAATGCACTAAATGGGCAGTAATTGTATAAGGGCATTTAATTTCAATGCCTCCTGGCTCATCTATTAATCCATCAGGCGAACCACCGAAGTTATCCCCATAAGGAATATATCCCGATTGAGTGACCTTGCATCCAAAAACCTCTTCATATATACCAATTGCAATAGGTTCGTGCATTACGCCCCAATCGGTGTACTTGCTTGTGAAGTCATCTTTGGCTGGCTTACCTGTTAGCTTTTCAGCTATGCACTCCATTACGTAGGTAATTGCGCCATCGGATAACTTTCCGGCTTCTTTGTCGGCTTTGCTTTTAGGTTCGGTCATTAACCTATGCAGTTGACTGCAAGAGAACCGCCCCATACGCGACTGAATCCATTCAGGCGTACGCTGGTTATCATTTTGTTGTCCTGTGATTATCATTGTTGAGAAGCTTTTATGTCATCCATTGGAACGTCTTTTGAATACATCCCTGTAAACTCAACATCAGATCCGCCATCGGTAAACAGTTTGCCAAGTTTGGAAGCCGCGTTTTTTAGTGCCAAAGATTCGGCAGCCGGAGCGTTCTTTTGAATTGCATCCTGAATAATGTTCTCAATCTCTAAAGGTTTACTACCCTTAGCCAATTGAATAGGCCAAGCACCAACGCCTGACAAATTACGTACTCTTCCGGTAATCGGATTAATAATTGATAGCGTACCATAGACTAAAATAGAATTAGCCATAATTGAGCATGATTTAATCTCCCAATCATAATCCTGAAAAATGGTAACAAGGTTGTTTTTGACGCGCTCAATAGGCTGGTATGTATTGCCTTTATGTTCTTTGAGCCATGACTTTGGTGGCGCGGTATTTAGTAAAGCGTTCAAGCTATCCATTTTTACGGATAGTCCCAAGTCCTTTACAATCGCTGGTAGGTTTGGTTTTTTGGCATCTGCCATGATAATTATTGAGCCCTCCGCCAAATGTGTGCGCACCCAGCTCGGGGCAATTTCTTTAAGTTACTTGATGTCACGCACATGACTAACTTATATTCTAATTTACAAATTCCTCACGACACCTGCAAATAAAACCTCACAAATATCTCGCAAAGGAATACCGTAACAATAATAATGCAGGCAAGCATAATGAGCCAGAAAGTACGGTTAGATTCTGATTTTGGGTCTTCGTGAAAGTGCATCATGATACCAAATATTTAATCATCAATCCCATTACTATCAGAGTAACACCGAGTATTAAAAATCCTGTTAGCGGATTTGAAAAGTCTTTACGTTCTACGGAGTGCATCCATAAATTCGGCTTATTCATTGATATTGTCGGTTCTGGTTGTTTGAATCCGTTGGCCTGTACTAATTGCCCTTCCCGATTAATCGAATAGGCTTTGCGTGGTTGTGGTTTCATTTTATAAAGTTTTGGTACGTTTAAAAATAGTTGCTTGTGTGTTGGTTTGTAGGGTTAACGAGATAAAATTTCAGAACGAGTATATACACCATGATTCAATTTCTTCATTCTACCAATGTAGTTGAACGATTTCTCTGATTCAGGTATATGCTTTATCCGTTCTAAGGTTAATTGCCCATAGATTTTTTTAATAAACTTATGAGCTTGTGTAATGAACCCAAAACCTTTTCCATTATTTTTGTTATGATGCATTTTAGGAACAGATACCAAAACCTCTTTTATGGTTGGTATTACTATCATTTTCGACTTTCTTGTTTTTCTGTTAGCTTTCATTTTCTTAATTATTTATTATTTATTTTCCAAAGTTTTAATATACTCCTGTACTGCTTGTGTGAAGTCGGAGAAGGTGTCGAAGTTATCACGGTAAATATCAATTGTATTCTCTTGATTAAAATCATAAAAATTTATACCTCTTGCATTAAATGATAAAGTAAAAGTATTTCTATGCGATATTGTCCTCTCCCTCGCATCCATTACAATGTCTACGAGTGCGTGTAGTTCGGGGCGGGTCATGATGCATTACTTTTTAATTCACGCTCTTTCCTTTTGTTAACACTATCTTGCAACCATTCTTCAAGCAATGATTCTTCAATACTCATTGAAAATGCGCTATGTTCAAATACTGCCCATTTGCCATAGTAGTAACTACTTTTTTGCATTATAAAATCAATATACCTTTCGTCATTGTTTCTATACTTGATATAACAAGCCCTTTCACTTTCATCTTCTTTCAAACATCCGTATGCAGTTATACAGAAGTCAATCATTTGTTTTGATAGTTTGCTCATCCTATTTACTATTTACGTTTAACAATTCATTAGCTTCAAACAAATCTAAAATGTTTGAAATATCAGCACTTTTTAGATTAAGATACATTTGCAGCGACATGGCTGTTCCGTAACGTAAATCCAAAACAGAATTTTCTTTCTTCAACTCAACAACGGTTGCACGGATTGCATTTGGATAATTGTCAAACTGATCATCCAATTTCGCCTTATGCTCAGGCTTTAATCTTTCGTATAGGGTTTTCATATTATATATTATCAAATGCGTGTGAATAATCACCTCCGAAGAACTCCTCAATATACTCTTTACCTGTTACGGCAACCTCAATTATATCCTCAGGGTTTCCGCTTGATGTGTAGCAGTCCATTTTTTCACCATCAAAAGCCTCCTCTATTAATTCCATTGCATCTTCGGCAACCATTTGAGGCTCCTCATTTACATCAATGCAGATCGTATCCATATCTTCATCATAGTAGCATGATGGATATTTGCGTTTGAGTTCGATTAGGTTCATGATATTAGTTTTCAAAAAGTGAATAGCCATTGTCCCAAGATGAATCAGTTCTAAAAGCAAAGAAAGTTTCAGGATAGCACTTTACTCCATCTTCAAATACAATTTTCTTGCTTCGAATAGTCATCCATTCATTAGATGAAAAATGCTCATGAGTAACCTTGTTACCTTTTTGCATTTCTTTGATTGCTTCATCTTTGCTCATATCATATTAATTAAAGCCTGATGAACTAATACGGCTCCGAATAGGACTATCAAAGTCCACTTAAGCCAGTCGATTTGTTGGAGGGTGTTAGATAAGTGTTTCATAATTTCTTTGTGTTTGTTACTGCCAAATCCCCATGCCTCGAAAAGCTATGGGGTGACAGATTCCTGACTTGCAGGAACAGGAATGTTATGCTTCGGGTATAAGTTCTATAACGTTAAACTCTAATTTTTGAAGCAATAAAAACTCATTAGCGAATAATCTATTTTTAAAGTTTAGTGATCGTCTTTCTGGAGCCCATTGTTTTGTGTAAACAATAGCAGAAAACCTGTAATCTTTTACATCTTCAATTCTTATTTGTGTTATGTCTGTGTCATTATCTGAATACTTTTCATTCTTCATTCTAAGTTTTAAAAATACCTTTCGTGTATTATCTGACATATCTTTTATACTTTTCATGTTTGCAAGTTTTCAGCAACCCTTAATTGAATTGCTGATACAAATATAAATATAATATCCATATAAAAAAATTTATTTTAAATTATTTTTATTTTATTTTGATTTCAATATAATTTTATATATTTGTCAAAACTAAATTAATAATTATGAGCGACAAACTAAAATCAATCCCGGTTTACCTACCAGATGAAAAGCGATCAGCTTTAAAAATAATCAGTAAAACCAAACGTTTGGCACAAACAAGACTAATTGAGCAAGAGCTCGATAAGTTATTTAAACGTGAAGGGTTTAATTTTAAATAACCACCCCCTCCAGCAATAGGGGATTAAAACAAAGGATATGAAAACCTACACCACAGCAGACATTATAAAATTATATCCAAAAGTTGAATTGATTCAACCTGTTCAAAAGTGGTTTAAGTCCTTACAGGTTGCTAAGGCTCAAATTGGCAGTAAGTCTGATAAGATTGAGATGACTATGAAGTACATCAAGTTTGAAAACGCTCAGGATTGGGATAGCTGTTTTGATTATTTAAATGAAAACCTGTAAAAAGCGATGGAATCATTTAATCCTAATCTATTATTAACCGAAGATGAAAAGACACTTATAGAAAACAAGAGTATTTATTCCTCTGATTTTGCCAAGGTTTTACACACCATTGAAACGAAATATAATTTAACCTGGAACATAAAAACCAAAGAATATGAACAACGCTAATTTAGAAATTGAACAAGAAGATTTAAAAGCGCTTTTCGCTCACACGAAACATGCCTACGGAAACCTATCATTTATCCAATGGTGCGATGAGGTAAAAAAGTCTTATATCTCTTTTATAAAAGGCAAAGAAAATCCGAAAACTTTCTCACAATGGGTAAACGGTCAAATCATAGCACTTACTTAAATAAACACTTATAAACTATAAATTATGATAATCACGAAAGAACAGCAAGAAGCATGGCTTAACGCTTACATGCAAGAAAATCATTCAACTGATGAATGTATTGGCTTCATTGATGGAATCAATACGACACTAAAATGTTTAGACAAAATTTTGAATGCTGAAAAATACCAAACAGAAATAAAAGCAGAAAACAAAAGCGAAAAAATTGATGAATTAATCCAGGGCATTCTCATTGTAAAACCTAATTTATCGAACATAGCTAAGACCCAATTTATTAGCGGAACTCTTTACACTGAAATAAAAAGGGTGATGCAGGAGTATTCTAAATTAACTCAAGTAGAAGATCGGCTCCACACCATCCGGAAGTTCCTGCGCGGTGCCGGGCTCAAGGCCAGCAAGCGGCACACTGTCCGTGTCCGTGTCGGTCTGCATCTCCGGCAGCATGGAGTCATCTGTTCCAGTCGCGCCGTTCTTGCGCACGTAGAACATGGCGAACATATTGCCGAGCTTGTGTCGCTCAAGGACGGCATCGTGCATCTTGCCTGCGTTCCAAAGCTGCACCATTGCCGCGATGCCGTCAGGCGTGCCGCGGTGCTGTCCTGCGCGCTTCGGTCGGTACAGGTGAACAATCTGATCGGCCGGGATGCGGCGCAGCATGGAGGCGTTTACAGCGCGGCTGTGCGACCACTCGCCGGGATGCTCGCCGTACATCCAGTAGGCGACGCGCCGGCCTATGGCGTTGAACTCGATGCCGCACTTGATCGGGTTGCCGTTCGGCGCGGTAGCGTTGTAGTCGTGTGGGCACTGTTCCGACTCGATCAACTGGACCTGCATCGGGATCGGCAATCCGTCCGTCAGGCGTCGCGAACGTAACCGCGCGAATACCTCTCCAGCCTCACGCCATTCGCGCCACGCAAGCGCCTGTAACCCGCTGAAATCGAGCGTT